ATGATGTGAAAAGGACCTCCGTCCATACAAAGCCTAGCGCTAGTCCCTGTACGGCAACCTTTGAAGCGGTAAGTAACCGTGGAGGTGTGGAGCCTTTGCCCCTTTGCAAGTACGTGCACGGAAAGCACGGGGGTTAATATGATTCCAGATACAGATAAAGCATATATTTCAGGTTTATTTGATGGTGAAGGTAGTATTTACTTTACTCGTAGACCTGAAAAGAAAAAGAAACACAATGGTAAAGGGTATCGAGTATCGAATAGTTTACGATTATCGATGGAGATAACCATGACCGATGAGTCTGTTGTAAGATGGGTGCATGAGGTCTTGGCCTGTGGAACCGTTGTAAAGAAACCTAGAAAAGGTAAACGTAAAGATGGCACTAGGTATTTAACACAATGGAAGTGGCGATGTACGTTTAGAGACGCGTATTATGTTTGTTGTATGATATGGCCATGGTCACATACCAAGCTACCTAAAATTAGACAAGTGATTGATCATTATGCTACACAGAGTTTAGATAATAAAATTATAAATTTAGAAGAATATAAATATATTAAGAAAAGGATATAGGGAGTTAAAATGATGTTAAAATTTTATTTATGGGTGATGGGTTGGTCCGGTGCGATTAGCTCGTGGGCCTGGAGAAAACAAGCGGAGATTGTTAGAGATAACAATCGTAAAGAAGAAGAGGACTACTTGAAGGAGTTGAAAAAGAAACTATGATTGGTTTATTTTTTGTAGGTATGGCAGCGATCTTTGTTGCAGCCATCATTGGTTGGTTTGTAATAAATAAATTTGTTTTAAAAGATAAAGAAGAATCTAAAAGGTTTGATGATACCGAATGATGAGTGATAAAGATATCGAAGAATACCATAACATTGGTCGAAGTATCAAGCACAATGGTAAGTATAAATACATTACCGGCACACGCATAGAGGACCACGGAACACGGCTCTATGATGTAAATGGTGCTAGACTTCCGAGTGTAACTACTATATTGGGCAAGACCAAAGACCAAACATTTTTAAAAGACTGGATAAAATCAAAAGGTGCAAAAGAAGCAGAACGAATCAAAAATCTTTCTAGTAATAGGGGGACAGCTATGCACAAATTCCTGGAGCACTATATTATCGGATCTGGCTACGATGATCTTACAGAACTCGGACAGAAGGCGAAAACCATGGCCGAAAAAATTATTGATGTGGGTCTCACACCAGTTGAAGAATGGTATGGATCCGAAGTTACGTTGTATTATCCTGGTCTTTATGCTGGGTCTACTGATTTAGTTTGTTTACACAATGGCAAAGAAACGGTTGTAGATTTTAAACAAGCCAATAGACCAAAAAAAGAAGAGTGGATTGATGACTACAAAATGCAAATAGCAGCGTATGCTATGGCACATGATTATGTTCATGAATCTAACATAGAACAAGGTGTAATAATGGTATGTACACCTGACCTATATTATCAAGAGTTTATAATTTCTGGGGCTGATTTAAGGCAGTGGAAATACAAGTTTCTCAAAAGACTAGACATGTATTATGAACTAAAACATGATGAGAAAGAACAAGCAAACGTCAACATTACAAAGGAGGACTTTAAATGAAAATAGACGGATACTATTATGACGGAAAAAAGGCATGGATTCTTTACAAGAAGAAATGTGGCAAGATTGTGATGAGGAGGTGGAAATGAACGATCAGTTATTTAGAACGCTTCTAAAGAGATACGAAGCAGAGATCGAAGATGCACACTACAAGATAGATGTCATCTGCGAACAAAACCTGGTGATACCAGAGCACGTGGACATCACGGGCGAGATAGACAAGCTGTTGGGCCAAATAGGTAAAGCAGAAGAAAAGTTGTCCGTAATGAGGAAATATTATGGCGAAAAAAAGGCAACACAGGTTTTATAGTTCGACACTTGGGGTATCGAATGGGTGTCGAATGGGTATCGAAAGGGTGTCGCAAATTTAAGGTGACATCGGTTTGTTCACCATTTGGACTAAAAAATTCGACACTTGCGATACCTTTGCGATACCCTTGCGATAGGGGGGGTGTCGAAAAATTAGTGTTTAATACCAACGCTTATAGGTTAATTTTGACATTTGCGATACCTTTTCACTTTTTTTTATTTTTAGCGCAACAAAAAAATAAATTGTCAACTAGGTGTCGAAAGAGTAAAACCAAGTATGCCTAGGAAAAGACGAAAAAGAATTGCAGCTGAAAGTGCTCCCGATATACCTTATCCGAGAGTTCGAGTGGAGTGGATCGATTGTGTCAGCGACTCGGGCTGGGCTACCGACAAAGAGTTTGATAAAATGAAATTAGCAAAACCTGTTAACGAAGGTTGGTTGTATTCAAAAGATAAAACTTCTGTAAAGTTATTTGCGTCTTACGATCAAGATGAAGATGGAATTACTTTTGGGGATCGGACGATGATACCTCGTCAGTGGGTGAAGAAGATTCAGAAACTTTAGATGGAGTCACATCAATTATCTGTCCGTAATCGGTTAAAAGCTGTTTCATTTTTGCTTCTAGTTCTTGTTCTGACATGTCCTCTAGTTTTCCTGTTTTTATTATTTTCCTATCTATGTATAGTCCTGCTGCTTTTCCTCTGTTTGCTTCCGCATTCACTGCAGAAGAGAATGATCCTTTTTTTAAAGCGGCTTCTCGAAGCCTAGCAAGTTCTGCAACATGTCCTTCATACGTAACTTCGTGTTTACGTATTCTTTCTTCTTTCAGTTCACCAATATGCTTGACGACAAGCGGTGAGAGTCTAGGGTTGCACAATTCAGATCCTTCTTGTCTTGCACGTTTCGGACTATAACCCGCAGCGAGTGCAGCCTCGGTTTGAGTCATAGGTCCATCAGGTCCACCGAATACTAAAAACTCGGCGAATCTTTGTTGCATTTCTGTAAGTCTCTTTGGTACACCCATGGTTGACAATTTAAGGTAACATTGTTAGAAAGTCAATAATGTTTATAAAACATCTACAGGAATACTTAGACCAATTTACTGACGGCAGAAGAGGCACAGCGATATCTAATGCTAGAATTTATATGCAGGTAGCTGGTCACCTTGAAGAAGTTAAAAGAATTGAAGTGCAAGAGTCAAATATTATTGGACAAAATTCTATTCGTGTTGTACTAAAACCAGAGAGTCAAAAGATAATTATCGCTCCTAAAACACCGGATTAGAAAGCCCTAGTTACCTTGAAACCCGAGCGAAAATTATATGCAAAAATTAAAAAATATTTTACTGGTTTTTCGCTTATTCGACTGGAAAATAATAGCTTACATGGGACTCCTGATCTACTGGTCAGCAATGCTAGGGGCCACTTTTTCACACTTGAATTAAAAGTTACGAAGAGTAACAGAGTTAAGTTTTCACCACACCAAATTGCATTCCATGCACGTCATCCTAACAACACATTCATCATGGTCGAGGCCCTCGGTTCAGGCACCATAAAACTTTTTCCAGGGTCCAAGATTCACGAGCTTGTTGCTTGCGGCTTGGAGCTTGAGGCTTGTTGCTTGGGGCTTGAGGCTTGCGGCTCCTTCTTCGAGGAGCTTGGAGCTTGAGGCTTGCTTGAAGCTTGCTGCTTGAGGCCCGGACCAGTCGCACGCTCGCTTGCAGCCGTCGCTTTAGCATCGCTAATGGCCTGGTCCGATTTATTACGCTTACGTAATTCTTTATAATATTTTGGGTGATGCCACATGTCAATGTTTACCGTATTTAATTGTTTTAATGTTACTGTCCCAGCATGCCCGGCAGTCTTTGCATTCATTGTTTTGTTGAGCTGCGGGACAGGTAGCCCCTGAAGTTACAACCTCCGAAGAGTTAGGCCACGACCCTGGCGCCGGCTGGTTCACCATCGGCGCGCTAAATCGTATGACTAAATTGTTGGGCTTGTCTTTCAGGTGGTCCTTTATCCAAGCTTCACGAGTCGGTAACCAGTGACGCTTGCCAGGTGTCAACCTGCACACCGCGTAGATCTTTTTTAAGTGATCTAGATCCTGGACATCTCCGCTGTCATGCCAGCGAAATACATCCGGCTTTTTGCTGTTGATCAGGTGGGCCATTGCTTCAACCCAGTCTGAGCTCTTAATGGCTGCCAGCCTTCTATACTGTGCATCCTGCACAACTTTAAAAACATAACAACCTTTTAGAGCGTAGCAGTCATAACAGACCGAGCCCGGGACCGCTTGAAGCTTGCCGCCAGTCTTGCATTCTTTGGCCGGTAAACCTATCGACCAGCCCGGCATCTTCGAAGGCTTCGACAGGCTGCCGCCTATAATTTTTAATGCTTCACTTGTTTTCATATATCCTTTATAATCCTATAATCTTTATTTGTCAAGCTTGCGGCTTGGCGCTTGTTGCTTGCCGCTTGTGGCTTCAGGCTGTTAAAAAATTTCCTGCAGCTCTTCAGATAGCTGGCCGGCAATGTGCCATGGTCCTGAGTGAACCATGGCAGCAAATCATTATGTTTAATCCTCTTCGTCATATTCTGTTATTGCGTAGTATGGACCGCCATACATTAATTCTTTTACTTTCTTTTCTACAATCATTTCTGCTTTGTGTTCATCCTCAGCTTCTATTCCGTTTTGAAATATAGCCTCAAGATGCTCGCCTTCTTCTCGTGGGCTGTCCATGTCAATTGTAACTTTATATTTTGGCATTATATTCTCCTTTCTAAATCCATCCTATCATATCCTGGACCAGCTGTCAAGCTTAAAGCTTG